ATCTGCGACTTCAGAGTATGCAGCCATGGTACGGTAATCACGCAGGCGACCAGGCTTGTTTTCATCTAGACTTGCATACATAATATCTGCAAAGGATGTATCTTTACCGAAATCACCTATAGGTAGATTATTATACGGGTTTGAAGATGATACAGATGTTTTTGTTAGTGCTTCTGATCGCCTTGTACCGGTTTTACGAAAGTGCTTATATTTTGGATTTAGACTATCATCACCACCCGTTATACTTGAATAAGGTAACCTGTTTTGGATATATTGTGTGAGACTTCTTCCGAATGTAGAAGCCCGACCGTCTTTTGATAAAACGGTTCTATTGGAATTTGGTGTTGTGCTAGCCATTTTTTCTTTATTTATTCTGCGATCATGTAAAACCCACTTATTGTTCTAGTGGATGTCCAACCTGCAGGGTTGTTAATTATAATATCTATATTACCAGCTGCTGAGAGCTCCGGCATTGTTATATTAAGAGTGTTGTTTGATAATACAGTATAATACTCAGTTGGTAAAATAAACCCTGTTACTGGGCCTGTATATGTTGTGTCAAAAGCTGTAAAATTATTTATAAGAGTAGAGTTATCTGAGCTTAATAAGACAGCTGTTGTCTGATTATAGTTATCACCTATAATTGTAAAGTTATTTATATTGGTCTGCTTATTTAGCTTAACCGGTGTATTAGTCGTAACTTCAATCAAACGACCTTCACTATTATAATAGACAGTATCAATAGCAGGTGTACCTGAAAGACGGAATGAATCGACATACAGATCAATGTCTGCTCCGGTCTTAAATTGATCATAGAAATTTTCATAATCTATAGCAGAGACCGGTTGCTGTAAGTTCCAGTTAGAATCCAACGCGATAAAGTTATTCTCAATAAAGTAAATTGGGCTGTCTTCTACGTTTTCACCTTTAAACAGCCAACCCTTTATAGTAAAGGATGTATCAGCTACAATTCTAAACTTATCACTATATGTAGTCTCCGTCGGGCAGTTAATAGATATATTCTCATCCCATAAAACTTCTGTCCTAATTTCAATAGGATTCTCAACAGTTGATGGCTCTTTCCACGCAAGTATAATATACGGGTTTGTATAAGGAGCAAAGTTTGTAATAATTTGCTCTACGTCTTGCATATACTTACCTAAAATAGACATATTAACTGTTAAGTTAATGGGTGTAGGCATCGGCATTGAGACACTTTTATCTTCTGTTAGATATGTGTGTATTTTATTAACCTTATTGAAGGCGCGGGAGCTATCATAGCTAACAGAAGTAAGATCTATAGTTACAACCGGTAGAGTTATGTTTTGTGCCTTATTTATGATATCATATATAACGCGCTGCTTTGGAGCAAATACGTATCTGACCTGAATCTTCTGTCTCTCACTACGCTGGTTATTAAACCGTTTAATGACGGTGTCGTCAAATGCGGCAACAAATTGTGTTAGGAGATCTTTAATCTCAAAGTTATATGTGTACTTTTTCACTAGTGAATATATTTAATCTAGACAAACCGATCAATAAAGTATTTTGGTAGTTTATGCTTGGTTTTAACAATATTGTGTGCTATGGTACCGTCTAAGATGTATGTGATGCAGTGATCGTCCTTTGATCTGATACCTCGGCCGCAGGATTGTATTAACGAACATAGCATCTTATTTTGATACCAGTCAAAGTCGTCTTTCATTAACCGCTCTATCCTCACGTCACGAGTTGGTAAGAACGGCGCCTTAACTATAATTTGAAACCGAGCTAGATCACCTTTCAGATCAACACCGTGTGACATAGACGGTGATATGAGGACAGTAGGGTCGTCTGTGTTATAATGTGTTTCAAGTATGTCTTCATTTTTAACACCAGGCTCTCTAAACAAGTAACGCTTGCCTGATAAAGTGTTCGTTAGTTCCTTTGTAATAGTATTATTATGTGTATGTATAATACCTTTATCATTACCATGGTGCTCGCATAACGCTTTTATCTGCTTCGCAATCTTTGGAAGATTTGACTTCATTGTATAATAATTTAATTTATACTTTGTATTGCAAACAATAGGTGCATTTTCAGGATCAAAAGATGATTCAGCTTCTACATATTTGAACCTATCAATACCTAATGACTTACAAAAATTATTTGGGTCAATAATTGTAGCAGACATTAAAATTACCTTATCTGCGTAGTCAAAGAGTCTATGTGAAAGTTTATTAACCTTTAGTGGCATAAAAGTAACACCGGTAATATCTTTTTCGTGGACGTATTCACTATCCATCCATGTATCAATTATAAGCTCGAGTTTTCTCTGCAGATTAACCAGCTGTAACATCTTACCTTTAATTGCCATTATAACAACAGGCTTAGCTTTTTTGTTTGAACTGATATCGTCTTCTAAATCTTTTACGGCGTCGTTTATTTCAACCAATATATTAGTAAGCCACCTTTCATGGGATTGTGTAGATATAAACGGTCTAACGTTAATATTACATTTACGTAAGAAGCTATATTCTATCTTACATGTAAATTCCTTTACAAGCTGATCTTCTAATTCCGAAGCCTCATCACAAATTATAAACTGCCTCTTTTTTAGATGTTCTGGTAAAGCAAAAAACATATTATAGTTAAGAGCGTTAAACCGTGATGTAAGAGCTCTATTTCGTTGCTCATAATAAGGGCATTTATGCTTAGCCCAGCAATCCGTCTTAAGACTTGGTAAGTGTAGACATGGCGCAACATCCACAGTAAAATCTTCATCAACTGCGCATTTATAATTTGATTTACCTTTTAATACTTCTGTATCTTTAAATAACTCCTTATATTGATCCTGCAGGCTTTTTGTTATAGTTAAAGCAGTACAACCAAACGGTTCTACATGTTCACTCTCATCTGCGTTTCTATATGCAGCATATGATGTAATTGCATCACGGAACTCATCAGTACAGTCTTCTGCGGTATTACTGACAGTCTTCGAAACAAAAGACTTACCTGAGCCTGTTGGTGCATTACAAACTACAAACTTATATCCACTATCAAAAGCCTCATCTATGCTCTTCAGCAATTTAACTTGCTGTTTATTAGGACTATAACCTTCTGGAAATTTATTAAGTAAGTTTGATACCACAACTTAATTATAACCGATGTGTTTAAGAAGGCAAGATATAAACTAAGTTATTATATATCTTTGATTTTCCAGTAACGTCGAGAAGTTTTGTCTGGAGTATAACCTCCTCATCTTTCATTATAGTTGAGAGGTGGTAATTGAGTGTTAACATGTCTTTTGACTCATGAATATCGAAAGGGTATGGTATTTCATACTGCCTCGTCTTATCACCTACTTCAATAAATAGCTTTATAAAATATTGTTTTAGTTGAAAGATTCTTAAAGTACCCTTTCTTAATATTTTTTTATCCGTTTTTATTACTATTTCTTTTAGTAAAAACGGTTTAAATTTTTCTGCAACTTGTTCTAGACAGGTGTTCATGTATTCATAAAGTTAAATTTTTGCTCACCCGACATAGGGTATATATTTTCATTAAAGTACGTCCAGAATTCTTCGTTTGCTGGCAGTTGTTGAATTAAATCACACTGATCCATGCTTACATTTCTATAACCTTGCAATAAAATATCCCACACTACGACTACATTCTCTTTCGCTTCATTAATAATAGGAGGTTTTATAGGTTGTTTATAGTTTAGTGTAACTCTACCGTTTGTTGATGCTAGTAAAGAGTGAGATTTAGTACAAAACATACGTCTTGTGGCGGGATAGCCAGGTTTAGGAATCCGACGCACAAATCTAATTTCGCATACGTTATTTAAAAGTATACCGTTAAGTGCTGTACGGCTAACTCTCATCCTTTGGCTTACATATTCCAAATACCCTATCTTCGTTTAAAAATATACCACCCTTAATATTACCCCTACCAACTACGTCAATATTTGACACTGTAACGCCAAGATTGTTAGGAAATATCACAATATCACCCTTTTTAGTAAATTTTACGTTTGGACCGACTAGTATAACCTTGGCTTTACGCCAAGCACTATTTAGTGCATTTGTAGGTACAACAATACCATTTCTTATAACTTCACCGTCATCAGTTTCGTCAATATATTCAACAAGTAGAATATCATCAAAAATTTGTGTTAATTCTAGACCTTCAATTCCAAAATTTCCATCACTATGTTTTGTTAAGTCAATTAAACTACGCGAAGGTGCTAACTGATCAATATTTGCTGGCATATAACCTATTTATTTTGTACACCGTAAAAATCAACATACTGTTTAAGCTCTCTTACTGATAAGTTTTTATTTTTAGCAATAATAAACAAATCTGCATCTTCTTCTTTTTCCTTTTTTATTTTTTTAATATATTTAACCCTCTTAAACTTAAGTCTAGGTATTAGGTTATAATATAATCTATAAAGTTGTTGTTTATCTTCAAACAGACCTGTATATTTGTTTAGTGTCTCATTAACAAAATGAGGGGTGTCTTTACTATAGAAGGATAGCCATCTGTTTAGTAAAAAAGGAACAAACGCAGACTCACCCTCTTGATCTAGAAAGCCGGCATCATCTTTTTTTGAGTAAAAGAGTTTATTCTGAATTTGGAAGAAATTCATACAATAATCTTTGTCGTAGCAACAAACTGATCCTTTACTTCATCATTAAAATATGTAATAACACTATTCATAAAGGATTCGACAGTAATATCATCTAAATTAGATGAATAAGCAAATCCTGGAGCCTTATTACCTGCATTAACGTTAATACCTGTGTGACCGAGAGCTACATTTTCTCTACTATAAGTAATTGAAACACTCACCTTACCCTCGTCTCTTACCTCACCATCACTACCCTTAAAACTATCTACAACCATAATATCGTCTCCATCCATCACGATATCCTTTTTAATTGTATCACTTAGAATTCTACCTACAGCAGTATTGAATAACCTCTGGAATGATACTGCACCGATAGGGCATAAATTTGGAATCTCCCAGCAGAAGTTAATTGCATCTTCAGAGTGAATAAAGTCATTAGATAGGGTATCCTCTAGATCAATTAAATTATCACTAACATCCATTGGAGCTCTAAACGCCACAATATTACCATACGGTGTTACTTCCTTACGAAATACCTTATACGCAAACCGCTCGTGAATAAAGTCTCCATTATATACTTGTTGATCAATTATCATACTATTATTATAGTGTCAAATGTTATTGGTTCAACTACTTTTCTAGAATTACTCTCATTAAAACAGGATTATCGTCCTTATATACAGATAAATTATCTTCTTCAGTAAAGTATTTTAAATTAAATCCCATACCTAAACACTTATTAATAAAACTGGAAGAGTCGATGAACCTTCTTTTATGATCAGTCATATAAGTTGTATCGCAGATATGTTCACCTACACCACAAAGAGGGTCCTTTGTTGTTCTAACCTCACAGGCAAATAAACCACCCGTAGGTAAGTTGTTGTAAATGTTAGTTAAAATAATATCTTCTTCTTCTTGTGTAATTGAGTGTATTGTAAATCTCGAGTAAAAAACATCAATATTATCTAAACCGGTGTAATCATATGTAATAAAGTCTTCTTCTAATAAGGTTATGTTGTCTATATTCTCTATATGTGTAACATAGTGTGTAAGACCATATAATGCCTGATCAATAGCATACACATTTTTTTCTTTACTAGAAAAATAAACTGAATCTCTACCACTGCCGCAGCCGAGATCAACTATGCTGTTTTTATCTTTAAAAAAGCTATCATTACAAAAAACAGCAAACGTACTCGGTGTGTTGAGTTGATGTACATTATTTTTATTCTTATAAAATTCTGTCCAGTATTTTTTATCCATAAGTTATATTAAATTATTTGGGCTAGGTCCTCCATGTTTTGTTTTGCTTGGTACCCACCACTTACCATACCGTGCAATAAGCTTTCGTTCAAAATTATTAGGTATATTGAGAGTGGTGTCATTCCATTCTTTAGTAGGTAGCTTACCACCATTATCCAAGCAATTATGCCACATTGTATTCTCCCATATATCAAAATATGACCCTGAGTTATCAACCCTACAAAAATAAAAATCAATACTAGCCATATCTTCTGTAGGCTTGGTTTTGATCATGTATGTCGTGTTATGTAGTCTTGTATCATGAGGATATGTTTTATTCCATATCTCAAAACTATTATCTTCTAGTAACTGCTTTACAGCACCATATTGTGTCATACAAACACAAATATCAATATCATCATCATGAGATATACAGGAAAAGTCGCGGACAATACCCAATAGTGTACCATAACTAATAAACCATTCCTTAACAGAACTATTATTTAATATAACAGAAATCTTTTGGAGTGTATTGTTTAGGGTTTCTTTGTTTGTTGCATTAGCTTTATTGCCCATAACTATATTATAAATTCACCTGTTTGTTTATCTACATATAATTCACAGGGTATTTTACTGCACCTTAACCTATACTCCTTTACCCTATTCAATGCAACCCTGTCCCCACTCTTATTCTGTATTCCACTAGCACTTGCTTCACTACCCCAGTCAAATTTTCTCGTTCTGCTTAATTTGTTAAGCATTATATCCTTATCAAAATAGTGTAGATGTACGAGTGCAATATTTTCATTAATTTGTGTTTCTGGTTTACAATGATGGTATCCCAACTCATAAGTCACCGGTTGTTTTAGTATTAATGTTTTATCAAACATTGGCATTCTAACCCAATATTCTCTCTGACTTAAAATACTCCTCTCACTATCAAAGGCCTCTTCTGATTCACGCTGTATTAAATTATAACCACAACACCTTTGATTAGTTTCCGAGTTAAAAATATCAGTAAAGTTTTTATATATGTTCGGATTAGGTACAATAAGTTCATCTGTTTCAGTAAAAACCACCCACTCATACTCTTCAAACAACTGCTTAATTTTTTGAGTTGTGTTGTTTACTAAGGACTGGTGCAAACCAATCGATAAATCCGACTCCCTATATTCAACATTAATATCTAGCCCCTCAAAGCTTGTATCACCCTCTTCATTAATTAAACAATACATATCACAACTACTAAAAAATTGTGAATAATAATTATACCATATTGGAGCAAAGTCATATTCTTGCCTTGCTACAGTTAATATACATGATTTCTTTTTCATTTTAATTTTACCATTACCTGTTTAATAGCCATCCACATATCTAGATATTTGTAAGTGGCTAATCTTCCAAGAAAAATAGTATTAGTGTCAGCTTTGATGGCCTTTTTATACTTATTAAATATTTCAATATTGCTACCAAATCTCTTTGGATATATAGGATCATTTGTATCGTTATGCTCCTCCGGGTAATCTCTTGTCAAAATAGTATGTGGAAGCTGCTGATTTAAAAAGACACTATTGTCTACTGTCCTATTGTAAGGCTTATTATTACATTCATTTATTTGTGCACCTCTTTCAAAAGAAAACAAATCTGTTCTCTGTACCTTTTTGTGTTTAAATTTTAGTGATCTATACTCTAGTCTACCAAATTCATAATTAAAAAAATCATCAGGCTTACCTGTATACACCATCTTATCACCCTTAAGGTTACGGTACTCGTCTTTACTTACACCAAGATTGACCTTAATACCATCAAGCATATTTTTAAACATTGCTGTATATCCATTCACAGGAATGCCTTGATATTTATCTAGAGAATATCTATCATCATAACTATCACGTTTTGTAGGTACTCGACCGGAGATTGACTTTGGTAGATTATCCCACGGTATACCCCAATGACGCTCCGAGTAGTCTTTAAAAATTAATTCATGAATTTCTTCTTCACTTAGATCGCGCCTAATTTGCTCTTCCGTCTTTTTGTTATATGGTATAGATATTAGACCAAGTTTTGTATTCGCTCTTGCACGTAACTGATGATTATTAAATTTTGTGTACCTGTTTAAAAAATCCCAAACCTCATTATCGTTTGTGTGAAAACAATGCAATCCATATTTATGAACTACAACATCATCTATTTTCTCATCATAACAATTACCACCTATATGTTCCCGGGATTCGAATATCTCAACATCGTGGCCCTGCTCTTTGAGAAGAATTGCTGCTGTAACACCTGACAAACCACAACCAATAATATTAATTTTCATTATTTTCGTATAAAATAATAATTATTTTATTTTTAAGATTTCCATTTACTTATAAAAACTTCACTCATACCCTGAGTCTTTTTATTTACATCTTCAAACAATTTATGACTCTGCTGACCGAGATGGTATACAGATACATCACCAATTAGAGCATGAGTTAGATTATTTTGTTGTAATAATCTAGAATAATCATCATCCTGATACCAAAATTCAAATCTCTCATCAAATGATCCCCCTATATTCTTAAGCGTCTCTTTAGTTGTTACAATACACCAACCTGTAAGATGTATTGTCGTTCTATATCCTTCATATGTTTTAC